GCTTGGTCCAATAAAAGCACTGTTGCCGCTCCTACTTTCTACGACCATGTCAAAGAACTGTACAGACCTTCCGACTTTCACGAGTATATGACTTTTGCACCTTTCCCGGGTCCAAGTTCAGGAGTAGTCAAAAATCCATGCATTTTCCGCAGTTGCAATACTGATGGTTCTCTCATCCCTATGGTCCAACCAATAGGTGATCTTTATGAAGGAGCATTGACCCAATCAGTAAACAATGTTGTCATCACCAGCCGCTGCAGAGGTGAAATCGACGAAGAAGGAAGACTTTGTGAGTGGCAAAACATCAAAAGCGTGCATACGCCTGCTTTCACTTCCTTGACTCCAGAGAACAAGAAATTCACCAAGCCTTATGCCGTTTTTCCGACCAAACAGAAAATGAAAGATTTTCTCCACGACGATCCTCAGAAACCTACTCTTGTCTTGAATTGCGTTCGAACTGGCCCAGCCACTGCCTTGTTGGCTCCTGGATGGCAAAGAGTAAACTTCACTAAAGATCCTCCAGCGGTTTCTGAAACCTGCACTGGTCGCACTGTTTTGTACGATGATGCTTCTTCAGCTTTCATTTCTTCTCTCTATCGCATGTGTCCGCTTACTGGTGCTATTACTTTCGATCTTGTCTCTCCTAGCGCTGGTCGTGTCTTGTCCCTGAAATTCACTCGTCGTGAAGGACTCGTCACTCGTATTGTTGAGGCCGCTAAGAATGACTATGCCTACTGTGAAACCACCATGGGGAATATGCAAGTTGCCAATTTCAATATCCAAACTTCTTACAGTGTAGGTCTTCCCGCAACCAATGTTTCAAACTGGCCTACTCGCAAAATCGACAGCTACATTTTCCTTGACAAAGGTGTTCCCAGAGAAAGAGTTCAAGTATCACGATACAGGGACTATTTCAACAGGAAAAATGTTGCTGACGCTTTAGCCGTTTCCGATGCTCGTCAAAAACTCTCAGAACAGTTAGACGAAATGTCTTTGTCAGATCTTGATGAAGATGATGTTCTTCCTCAAGCTACAGCTGCAGCCATGATGGCAGGTTCTGCCATTCAAGGGCTTGGCGCCGGAATCGGTGCCTACATGCAGATGAAACAACAAGAGAAGATGTTTAACAAAGAATGGGCAAACAAATCCAAACTTCAAACGGATTTGCAGAGTTCTGAACATCAGAACCAGATGGGACTACAGCAGAACAACTTCGCAAACCAGAAGAACATGCAGCAGGCTAACTTCAATCATCAAAGTGACATGCAACAGAATAGCTTCTTATACAAGGGAATGATGGTAACTCCGAAAACCGGAGCAGGTTTCGCCAGAAATGAAGCGAGATCTGCCCTGGTTGCGGATACATCATCAGCCCCCAACAACCCTTATGGACCTCGTAACTCTTCTGCTCTTCACGGAAAAGCCGATAATGGCCCACGCAATTCATCCGCACTTTGGGGTGCTTCCCCAACTCAAAATCTATCTTCCCCTGGCGCTTCCACGTCTTGGGCTGATCAAATGGACGATCTTGATAAATCGTCCGCCGTTTAATATCGTAAATATTCCAAGTTTTTCAGATCCTTGCCAAAATTTATCGACCGCATATATTTAATCCAAATTAATAAAATGTTTTTGACTCCCTATTACTGAGTCTTTTTCTTTTCTTTCTCTTTTACTATATATCAGATACTTCTAAGGTTTATGGGTTCCGTTTAGTTTTTACTGGG